TACAGGACATGAGTGGCTATATTGGAACACATCTCAAAATGGAAGGTTATTTGCTCGTGCTTTACGAGATTCTTTTGAAGATTGTTTTCCACAACTTAGAAGCAGAGGTATAAAACCGAAACAAAAAGGAAGTAGAGGAGCTGGTTTCTTAAGACTAACTCACTGTCCAGCCGTAATCGCAGAACCTTTTTTTGGTACTAATAACGAGGATTTTGATTTAGCCTTAAACAGCAAAGAAGGGATAGCTCTTTCTATTGCTGGAGGCATAGAACTTTATAGAGAGCTGTCAGAAAGGTGGTAATGTGCAGCTTCCAAAAACAATATCAATTGCAGGACAGAGAGTTAAACTTGAGTTAGTTCCTTTTAATGGGGACAGTCCTGATTTTGGTTTGTATTTGCACGATAAAAAAACAATCGAAATAAACAAAAACTTAAAAGGGAAACCTCTTTTAAACACAATTAGGCACGAGATGATGGAAGCCAGTCTGTTAATTAGTGGTGTAGGGTGGCTTGAGAACTATGATCAAGAAGCAGTTGTTAGATGTATGGAGGAAATATTTTTCCCTGCTTGGGATAATCTTTTAAAGAGGATTAATAAATGAAAAATTTTACAAAAGACCCTACAGATGAATCTGGTAGGCTTTTAAGGTACAGGATAAAGGGTAAAGATATAGAAAGAGCACAGGACATGTGCGATGAGATGGGAGTACTACCTAATTCTTTTACAAGAGGTATGGGCCGAATGGTAGGATTTTTAGGAGAAATAGCCGTCAATAAATTTATCCCAAGGTCTAAATATGTAGGCCACAAAGTATTTAAATACGATATTGTTAAAGGTAAAAATAAGATAGAAGTAAAAAGCAAAACATGTACAAGTTGTCCTAAGGATCATTATATTGCTTCTGTCAATGGCCCAAAGAAGATAGACCCTGCAAACAATGTTTANTTCTTTACTAGAGTGTCAAAAGACTTGAGATACGTTTGGATAGTTGGGTGGATATCTAAAGATGATTTCTTTAAAAAGTCGATTTTTAAAAACAAAAACGAAAAAGACGAAGAAGGGTTTGTATACAGGGTATCTGGATACCACATCAAAATAAAAGATTTAGAAGACCCTAAAACTTTTATTGATAAGGGCTAACGTCTTCAGTAGGTGTATTGATATACAAGGGCATCCCTTCTCCTTGAGCTCCTGCTATATTAAACCAAAAAAAGTCTTCGGCTTCTTTTTTAGTCATATCTTCTGATAATATAGCAATACATTTCTCTATAGAAAAAACACCACGAGGAGGACTTGATTCAGAGTCTACTCCTATAAAAGCTTCTTCTAGTCCTTCAGGAACTATTATAGATTCTCCTGATGCTATGTTGTCTACAAACGAATTTATATCTTTACACTTCATTAGTTATCACTTTCTGACAGGTCGTACTTTTTATCAAGTGATATTACCCAAACAGTCCCCCCTCCACTACCTATTGATTTAACAGGTCTAACTTTGTCGTTAAGATTTGAAACTTCGCTGAGGCTATGTAACCCCCTTTTGAGAATGCTTATATTATGGGAAATCCCTAAGTGCTTGCCGTCGTTCAACCTAATAATGTTTTGCTGCAATTCTGTAGTTGTCCCTGTCCAGATGTCGTTTGCATGAGTCATTAGATTTCTATGTTCCTTACAAAACCAATCTATTAGTTCAGCTATAGTACTCCTACTAGAGTTATCGTATGCAGCATCCTTAATAAAAGGATCTATAAAACCCTTTACCCCGTACCGAGAACTCCCTTTTAATCTTGAAGGAAGTTTCATCTCAAGTATCTCTCTAAGTAAATAGGGTAGCTCTCGCTGTATCTTTTCTTCTAGATCTTCATTTTCAGGAAAAGATTTACTGGCATCATCTCTAACTCTAAGAGCTATTATCTTTTCTTCATTACTTGAGTCTAACGATGGTATAACAGATATACTGTTAGCATCATCGTTAGTTGTTATAATAATCCTTCCTGTCCAAGGAACAGTAACTGCGTTTTGATATTTTTCGTTTACTTCAATTTTAGGATTTGCTGTTATACGTTTATTGATTTCCGTAGCTCTCCTTTGATCTTGATCAGAAGCAGCACTTACTGTGTCATCCACAGTCCATATGGCTTTGTAGGCAAGTTCTTTATTAAAAGTTGTGTTACCTGCTATGTAGTCACTAGCATCCGCAAAACCCCCACAGGAATCACCTACAAATTTATTTGATAACAAAGTTTTACCTCTTCCTGAAGGCCCCACTATAATCAAGCATTGCCCTTGTGCTTTTTGTTGTGTTAAAACGGACTCATATATTCTTTTCCACCAGTGAAAAAAATGATCCGTACCACTGCAAAAAAGCTGTTCTATAAAATTCATAGACCATTCACACTTACTTGGATCCCTTACGTCTGAAGGTTGCATAGGTACTAAGTTTGAACTGTTAAGTATTTTGTTAGAGCTATGCCTGACCACTCGTTCCTTGTTCCATATACAGGGTGCAACTTCATGTACTCTGTTGTGCTTGGCTATTGATCGAAAAGCTGAGTCTATTTCCGACATTGTTTTATTTGGTTTTACATCAGAGGTAAATCCTTTGTGTTTGAGCTCCAATAAAAGAAGCTTATCTGAAATAGTTACAGGGTGTCCTTCGTCCAAATAGTAATAAGATTTACCATTGTACCAAAACTCTTCATTTAAAACAGCGTACTTTTTCTTCTCATATTCTCTTATAAACTCATCCCCTAAAAGATCTTTCCATGTCATAAAGCCCTGAGGGGCTCTAGTTGAGAAACAGACAATACCGTCTTCAACAACCATACAACCTTCGCTGTCTTTGTAAGGCTCTACAAAAAACAAATCTCCACGAGAACCAACTTCAAAGGAAGGCCAGTTATAGTTTTGATACTTTTGTTTTATTCCTTCCTCTACATCGGCTAAAGGTATCGAAGTATCAGATGATTTTGGGGGAGCTTTTTCTAAAGATTTGAATAGAATAGGTTTGTAAAAACTAGGGTCTAAAGGCTCTCCTACTTCGATTAACTCAGAGTACAAGTGAAACACTTGAGACGCTTCATAGCTAGATTTGTCTACCCCCGCAAACAATCTTTCTACACCTAAAGCTCTGCACAGCCCTTTGATAAAATTAGGATAAACTTCTGCTGAACATAAAACCTTTTCTTTAAAAGGATATATAGTTCTCAATCCACCAGAAAAAGTTTTGTGATAGTATTGTGGTTTTACATACTTCTTACCCGCTGTGTTAATACCTGCTTCAATGACTTCGTCAGGAGTCTGAGCGTCATAGTCAATAATTATACCATTACAAGCAAACACAGCATTTTTACTTGAGATCCTTTCGCTAGGGCATTCCCCTTCTTGTAAGGTGATAAATACATGATCTGTCTTAGTGTCTGAGCACCATTCTTTGTATTTAGGTTTAGAAGAGAATTTAGGTACAGGAGGTAAATTAAACTTGTGAATATCCTCAATCTTCGTTGCTTTTTTGTCTCTTAAGTTTTTTAGGTATCTGAACATTTTATTTTTCGTATCGGTTTAGTATTTTCCCTTCGGCATCTAAAGGTATCTCAGGCAGCCATGAGGGAGGGGTTTTCATGATTGAAATTACTTGATTTAAAACTTCTGAAGCGTCTTCTTCGTCAGTTTCTATAATTACTTCGTCGTGAACGTGACAAATAATTTTTAGGCCAGCTTGATCCATACGTAACATACAGTCACAAAATACATCTCTAGCTAAAGCTTGTGATGCATTCTCAGCAAGAAGGCCTCCATATAATTTAACCATTCTTTTAGCAGAGTTTTTAACGACCATCGCAAAATACTCGTTTACCTTGCGTTTATATTTTCCGTGAGCAGCCTCCACTATAAGTTCTCTTTTAGTTATAAGCCCATATTTTAAAGACCTACCTGAATCTAATTTTATTTCAAAAGGTTGTTCTTCTTGTCCTTCAAGGTATTGCAAATCTCTATTTAAAGAATTCCAGTAACGAACAACATGCTTCATTTTGCTCCTGTACAGGTCTACAGCATCCTGAGCTTCCTCTTCAGTCATTCCTGAAATGCTTGCAAACTTTTTATATCCTACTCCATACCCGCAACCTAAAACCATTGTCTTTACTTTGTGCCGTAGTTCAGGTTCTTTATCTTTTAACGAGCCTTTACTTTTATCCCAAAGGCCAAACTCTATTGCAAATACTTCGTAAATATCATCAGCTTTTCTAATCTCTTTGAGAATCTGTTTTGCCCCTGACAACCAACACAGGGTTCTTACTTCAATCTGAGACAAGTCAGCGACAACTAATTTCTTGCCTTCAGGAGCTTTAATTAAATGTCTTAAGTTACACCCAAAAAGATCACCTCTTGGAAGGTTTTGTAAGTTTAAGTTTCCACCAGACCCACTAAATCGTCCTGTAACAGAAGCTCCAAAATACATGATGTTCCCATAGAACCTATGGTCAGACATCGTAGCATTTTCAAAACTTTCTAGTTTTCTTTTTACTGCATTAACCCGTCTAAAGTTC